AACACAACAAGATTGTGCCATTCTGTGTTTTCCTGTTTCTGACCGCTTTTGTCAGTGTATTTCTCTGACGTAGCCATCACAAGGTTTACAACTTTACCTGATTTGGTTTCTCTTACTTCCGGGTCTTTTCCAATGTTCCCAAGAAGAATTACTTTGTTTACTGAACTCATCTTATTATTTATTAATTGATTTACGGATTATGTTCTCTGTAGCCTTGTCAATGTCGTACATCTCAAGTGCTTTCTCTATTGAGCCTTTTGGTGTTTGAATCCACTCTAAAAGCTTATTATACTCAGATGTTCCTGCTATAACCTTCTTCTTATCACCTGCTTTCTGTTCAACCGTAGTTGTCTTTCTTGGCGTTGTTTTTGAGTGATTATTGGTTACGTCAGGATCCTTGTTATCATCGATAAGCAGAAGCCCATTCAATGCATACTTACGAGCATACGATGAAGAAGCACCGAAACATTGCCCAAGGCTCATTCCTTTTTGATTGGGATCAATACCTGCCTGTGCCTTTGACGAAATAACAATATCAGGCTTCTTTGGATCGAATATACTTGCAGTAGCCTCTGTGTACGGGATGCCGCAAAGTTCTCCAATAGAATCTGTTATATTCAACACAAGACCGTGCTTGTCAAGTAGTGGTTTCACTGCCTCAAGGATATCCTCGCAGTTTCTGTATTTATATCCACCGAATTTATTGTGCTGATTCTTCGGTGACTTCAGTTCTGCCTGTAACTTTACTAACTTTTCCATGGTGCTAAAGTATTACAATTAAATGATATAACCTACTTTCCTATCAATATTTTCCAATTCAACTCCGATGACGAATTCGTCTGGCTTGTTGATTCTTACATCCAACATCTTGGTGTTGTTGTTGGCTCGTTGATAGTACCTCATGTATCCATGCCCAGGAAACTCTATCTTCTCTACGGACTCTTTTCTGAACTCATTTTTGACTTTGTTCTCAAGCTCTCGTTTTTCTTTTTCAAGTTGCTTGATCATTTCCTTGACTGTTTGAAGATGTTGTACCTGACCTAATAGATCATCATTCCCCATCATTATCTCCTGCTCTACAGTGTGAGTATCTGACAGGAACGTTGAGTAGTTTTCGTTATCGTCAGGTTCAGGTTCAAGTTGCTGTATGACCCCCATGTAGTCGTGGTACTTTTCAAAGTCATCATCCTCTTTAGCCATTTCAGCCTGAATAAGAGCCTGTCTACCCTGAAGAACACGACTCCAAAAATCGTATGTTCTTTCAGTTATCATGTCTACGATATCCTCGTTACGCTCTATTGGAAAGACCTTGAATCCTCTTCCATCGATCAGTATGGCTATCTCAGCATAGTCACACTCCATTATCATCATCTGCTGATGAACCTGTACGATGTACATATCAGGAACGCCATCGTATTTCTTGTAGACAAATGAGTTCATCGTCTTAATCTCCAGTGGACAAGGTTTACTTGTCAACTCATCAGACAATGTTCCGTCCTCGTTTAGCTTGCGTGAACCCTTCTCAATAACTCTGTCCAGGTTGCAGTAAAGGTGTGGGTACTTGGGATTCTGTACGAATCCGACAAGCTCACTTGCGTTACGGATTACATTGCCAGCTTCAAAGTTGCTCATATACCCTTCCTCTGTTCCATCGTAGTAAGCCCACAGACGAGCCACGTACTCCTCTTGATAGATTCCGTGAAATGCAGGTGCAGACATAGTTCTATCCGGTTCCATAGTTCCTACCTTTTCATAAAACAACTGCATCTTTGTCGGTTTATAAGGACTCAACCCACAGACTATGGCGGCAGATGATGCCCCTAACCCATTTTTTCGATGCTCGTACCATGCTTCTGTGCGGTCTGGTATCCGCTTCACCCAACTTTTCTTCATTACTTTTCTTTTTTACTTTCTGCGTATCTCCAGCGGAAGCCGCCTGATTTCGTTATCCTCCCGTTACAAGCAGCCCAAATACCTGGATAATATATACCTGTTTGTCTAGCTGCGTGTCGCATTGAATGGTATTCCTTTAGTTCGTTCCCGTTCAAATCCATTTTAATAACAGCTTTATTTTGCTTGTTGTTTAATCCATTTTTAACATCTGAGTGACCTTTAACCATATTTTCCTCCCAAGTTACAATCCTTATGTTTTCAAACGAATACCCTTTGTAATTATCAAGCCTATCGCAAGAAGGGGCTAGTGGCCTCTTGTAACCTGACTTTACCCAATTATCATAGAGTCTCAGGTATTTTTGATTACTTAGCAGCCAAGAAATAAATTCCTCCTTAGTATAAGTCGGAGTTTGATGCCCCCTGAGTTCGCTTCTTTCCTTTTGATTTGCATATATCTGAAGAGCCTTTCCCATTAGTGTTCTCACACGGTTTTTAGCCCTTTCAGCACGGCACTTCTTGCAGTATGGTTTTCTTCCGTCTTTACGTGATTTACTTTTGTGAAACTCATCAATAGGCTTTACTTCTCCGCAACTTGCACATTTCTTCATAACAAAAATACCCCCAGAACCAAGAAGGCTAACCCTACTTGCTCGGACGAGCTAAATTGGCAACTTGGAACTGGAGGATTTAAATTCGATTTCATTTCAGTAAGGTTAGCGACACAAAGATATAAATTAAAATGGAACTTCGTCTACGTCTTCATCTATGGCATAATGCATCCTCGCTTGACGCATTGCCTGGCTATTCACAACATACTCGTGCTTGTCGAGTTCCAGCGGGTTTACTCCGTCATCGTAAAATCTTCCATTCATAACGTTGTAGGTTAATATACACTCTCCAGTAGTTCCATTAAGCTCCTTCTTCTTTATCTTTTGAGAAATGAACTGAGATGTGGAGTCCTGTGGCTGTGAATTGTAATACGGTCTATGGAACATGATGATGTTGTCTGCTTTATTGTTCCACATAGCACCTCCGGCAAAGTCATAGACCCTCGGACATTTGTAATCACCTGTTCTCTCATCCTTCTGTATGGAGCTGTTCGGGTGAGCAACTATTATCATGTAGACGTTGTTCTCTAAAGCAAACTTCTTCTGAACTCTGAAAAAATCCTCCAAGAATTGATCATCACGCAGATTGTTTCGTCTATCTCTGTAAATCGCATTGAATGGGTCTATCATGCATCCATCTATGTTATGCTTTATCATGGCCTCAACAAACTTTCTGTTGATGTACTCCTGGCTCGGCATCTCCTTCTCGGGGTATATGAAGTAGAACTTATCGTTCAGTTTCTCTGCCGCCCTTCTGTACTCATCCTCAGACATTTGATTATGATGATGTTTGTATGGTGACTTTCCTACCATCGCATGAATCAATTGATTGTAGAAGAACTTAGGTGGATATTGTTCTGGTGAGAATACCGCCCACTTATAACCATCCATCAATGATTTCATAAGCATAAGTTGTAGCATCATAGTGGATTTACCGAAGTTTCCTATTCCTCCAACAATTGTTATCTCTCCCCTACACCACCTGAATCTTTCGTCAATTCCAGAGAAGTGGGTTGTCTCTCCTTTTTGATTTCCAGAGTGAAAGTCCTTTAACATATCAGGAAAGATGTCATTCAGGTATATTACATCCTCAAGAGGTCCATCCAACGACTCAAGCTGCTGCTCAATGCTTTCTCTTGTAACTGTATGTATGAGTCTATCATCATCTGTGAACTCAGCAGTACCAAAATCTGATGCGTAGTTTCTGTATACCGAGTTGATTATGATATCCAACTCCTTCACAGTGAATGAGCCGCCACAGAAATCTCCGATCATTGGGCTTCTTATCTCATCTTTTGTTAAACCGAATCTAAGACATCCACAGGCAAGTTTGAATACGAAGTTGTTACGATTACCCTCAAAGAATCCTTCTCCCTTTTTTATCATCCACTTCTTGAGTTTCTCGTAGATGCTGTTTTCAGTTGTTACTTTGACAGGAACGGCATCATACACTTTATCAATCATCCTGTCATACACATCCCACTTACGGGCAATGTACATATCTGGATCATAAGACTCGAAACACACACGGCTCAGATTTCTACCTGTAGGATCAAGGTCTTTGAAATCCTCAAGCATGGCATCGAAGTGCTGAAGATGTTTTTCCGGATGTGACACCTCTACCAATGCCTTAACCCCGTTTCCACTCGGAGAAACCCAACACGCTATCACGTACTTGTTTCTTTTCAGTTCAGACATTTTCTCAACTATCTTGCAGTGATCAAAATCCAAACATATCAGACCAGTGTATGAGATGATGTTGTTGTCGTTACGTGACTTGAATACGCCAGAGAACAAAGGTGATGGTAAACTCTTCTTAACACTATCACGCTCCTTTCCCGTTCCAAGTCTACGTATCTGCTCAACCTTATCCTTGCTCTTCCCTTTCTTGATACGACCAAGAGCCTGACCTACAGTTATCACATGGCTTGAATCCACATCATACAGACTCTCGTAAATACTTATCTCCCTTTCAAAAAGTTTTTTCATCTATTCTCTCTGTATTTCCATCCTTCACCTACAGTGTGAAATGAAGGGTTCATGTTCATCATCTTCCTGACGTAATCATCTCCTGCGCCAATTGCTACTTTCTCTGACAAACTTACATTATTTTGATCACGCACAATATCATAAGCCTCAGACATATCTACATACTTCCATCCTG